GCATGTGATGTCTGTCCATTGATGCTTACCGGCTAGTTTTACTGTGCTGTTATAAACAGGTAGTGTTACCTGATCAAACTGTACAGTTGGTCTTGCTACCTCAACGATTTGTCTCGTTAGCGCAAGTCCTTCATTGACCAAACCAAAATTAACAAATTTAACCCTAAAGCGGTATTGTAATTTCGGCATTAACAAGCCCTGATTACCTGTGCCGCCATCGCTACCAGACACTGACATTCTGTTTAATGACATTGAACTCATTTTATTGTTTCTCCATAATTCTATTTATAATCAATTACTTCATTAAAGTAAAGATTATGCTCCTGCTATATCGCCAGTGTTCAATATACGTACTGGAATGTAGATGAATTCAGCAGCCTTCACAGGCTCGATTGCTACATCAATCCACAACTCATTACGATCTATTCTTGCTGGTGTATTATTTGATTCGTCGCAAACAACCAAGTAATCATAGATACCTCTCTTAGCAATAAGATCAAGCATCAATGTTTCTACAACACCAGAAATTTCTTGGCGTGTTGTTGTATCATTTGGTTCAAATACGAACGGTCTTGCTGCCAGGGTCAATTGACGACGGATATAAGCAACTAGTCTTGCTACGTTTGTACGATCCAATGCGCTTTGACTATTGAATGATGTCTTGTTACCATAGTTCAACAATCCGTTACCAGTGAAGAACACTAGTGGGTTGATGAAGTTTTCATACAATGTATCACGAATACCAAGTCTTGTCTTAGTAGTGATAAACTCACCAGTTGTGCTGTCAAGATAACCTATGCTCAATGCGTTATCAATGATACCGCGACGAACACCTGCTGCTGCGAACCAAGGATAAGCAATTGTATCGTTACGCAAGAAAGTGCGTAGCATCATGTGACTTGCTGGAACAGCAACTTCGTTACCGCTTAGGTCTGTCGCTAATCCGCTTGGATAGAACAAGCCCATGTAAGTATTGCGTGTCACTAATCCATCATCACCTGTGCTTGTTGCACCTGCTGCGTTAGTTGCCCATGCTTGAATTGCTGTTGCGCTTTCTGGGAGACGCATTGGAGTGTCGCCTAGAATATAGCAAGTCTCACCACGTGCTCCGTTGACTTCAATCATATTTGGCTGACACTCAGGATAATTTGGTGTAGCCATTAGATTAAAGAAGTTATCTTCATCACGTATTGCTGTATTAGTTGCTAATACACTGCGTAATGATTCAACTACCATTGCACGTTGTGCTTTGCGACCCATGTAAGGGGCGCCGTTTGATTGCAATCCACTTACACTTACCCAAGTGCTGCGAATTGTTGGTAATGTTTCGTCTGGGAATGAGACAGCATTGAAGTAATTGCTTCTATACTGCTTGACATTATTACCGCTACGACGAGTATTAAACAACAAACATCCTACAGCATATAAGTTTGATGCTGGTGCATCCAAATCAAGATTATTACTTGTTAGCAATGATTTGATTGTTGGAATAGGATCGTTTGCTGGATTGATTGTATTTTGATTGCTTGACCAACGAGCATCAGCAAATACGATTCCTGATGAACTTGTTTGATCGCTATTATCAATCAATACCCACTTATCTTCACCATCAACGATTTGCCAGCGGCTGATCACAGGATAATTTTCAAGTGCTTCTGCGCTTGTATCGATCCACAAATCACCATATGCTAACGCAGTACCGTCTGATTGTGTAGTTGGTTCAGTTGCACTTACAAGCGGGCCATTAGGATCAGTTGTATTTGTTCCTGACGGCAATGGGAAACCGTTGCTATCAAAATTGACATTACGATATCCTTTCCAACCTGCTGAAGTATTTACCATAACGTCAACTTCATTAGTAACGCTATAATACCAGTTAGTATTGTTCGCAGGTGTTTCAGTTGGTGCGCCTTCATTTGCTGTGTAGTCAAATTCTACCCAGTTACTCAACATTACTTCATAATGATATGCCGGAACGTTAAGCTCTCCGCTTGATAAAACATAACCTAAGACTTCTCCGCCGGCGCCTACGCTAGTCACAACAATTTCTAAATCGTTTGCTGAAGTACCGCCCATGTCAGTGCCCGCGAATGTTACTGTATCTCCTACAACGTAATTAGTACCGCCAGATGTTACTGCTCCTACTAGATATTCATTGTAAGTTCCTATCGCGGCTGTAATCTGTAAACCTGCACCTGCGATTGAAGATGTACTGCTTTGAGCCACATCAAAAACTTCATTTACGATGAAACCTGGTTTACAACCTTCTGTTGTTCCTGCCTCGAATCCTGCTTCGGCCATCAAACCGTTACTTACACCAGTTGAAGAGTTAATATCATTAATTCTTATTGAACCGCCTAATGTATGTGTAATCTGTATTGATCCGTCAGTAGTTACTTCAGCAGTTGTATATGGAATACCTGCTAATTGCCATGCTTCTACAAATTCTTCAGCAAATGTATTATCTGCTAGTGAAACTGTATATGGACCTTGCCATGCTGTGCTATTTGGAATAGTAACGTAAACTCTAGCGATGTAAGGACCAGCATTAAAGTTTGGACTTGTATTAGTACCTGTAACAACAGTTGGACCTGTTGCTAGACGCTTCCAAAAATATATCGGTCCTGGATGATCAGCTGCAAAAGCATTATTAAATGAGTACTGACCGTAGATAGTGCCAGCTGGAATAGCTTGACCACCTGTTGCATCCAATGAATCAATTACAGTTGCATCTCCTGTTGCTAATGTAATAGTCTTAGCAATCCAAGCATTAACTGTACCATCAAATTCTGACATCACAGGATTAAAACCATTACCTGCGGAACCAATCTTTATCCATACTGAACCGCTAGGACGTGGTTGTGATTGACCTGATTGCCATAATGGTTGTTGAGATGAGGTGCCCAAGAAAAAGCCCGGACTTAAATAAACCCCGGCTGGAACACCCATGTCTGTCAAGACAGTGCCTGTTCCTGCGGTAATCGTTACACTTTTTCCTGAATAAATTAATAAACGTCCTGCTGAGTTTACCCCAGCTGTTAAATTCATCCAACCTAGATTATTGATTTCTGCAGCAACACCATAAACATTATTTGATCCAAATCCTGGAACAGTGATTGTTGCTGTTTGCGGATTAGTGTTAACATCGGCAATAGTTACTGTAAATGTCTGACCTGCAGTCAATACTGGATTTGAATTAGCACCTGTGATGGTAGGAACTGATTGGTGCCATTCGTTTTCACCAATCACTACCCATTCATTTAGTGAATTTTTATAAAAGAATTGTTGTGCTGTTGTTGCAGTTGGTACTGCAGTAGTTTGCAATGCTATCACAGCATATGAACCTACTGAACCTAAATAACCAGCTGGGAAACCGCCGACTACGTTTTCAGCGTCAGTGATTACTAATGGTTCTTGTAATGTGAACTGGCCAGTTGTTGCATTAAATTCATAAATGCCCCAATTTGTCAAAGTAGTATCTAACCAATATGCACCATCTTCTGGTGTGCCTACTGGACGACCTGTTTGACCTACTAGACTTGCTAGATCGATATCAGCGCGTAAGGCATAAACGCGATTTGTTACACCTAGTGCAGAATATGCTGCTAGTAGTCCATATTCATTTAATTCATAACCTTGAATTGGAGTACCGTTTGTTGATGTATAAAAGAACGGGTTACCATATAAAGATACTAAGTCACGCTGACTAGTTACTAGATATAACTTTCCTGCATTTGCAGCTGTTGTACCTAATGCTACGCCTGTATCTGTAGGGTTCGCTTTATTTGCCGCTGTTGCAAAGACAACTAACGGAACTGATCCTGTTTGGGCTGGAAGATATTGACTTTGGTCAATGATTGTAACTTCTACGCCAGGTGATGTTAATGCCATGTTCGTTTTTCCTATATGTTATATTTTGAGGGTAACAACCCTAAATGCTTAATATTATTTATAACAAATATGAAAAAAACGTCTATTAGCAAACCTTCGAAGGTTATTTACTAAATATCTTTATGCCTATCACTAGACCAATGTGTAAAGAGTGTAACAAGCACTATAGGGCTATAAACTATATACGTGAGGGGGTTACACATTATAGAAGTTTATGTGACCAATGCGGTAAAAAGAAACCCAAACTTAAGTCCAAACAGTTTTCTTGGGAAAAGTCAGGTTATAAAAAGAAAAACTATTGCGATATATGCGGATTTAAAAGCATATATCCCACACAATTGACTGTGTTTTATATAGACGGGGACTTAAAAAATAACAAATTATCTAACTTGAGAACTATATGTTTGAATTGTGTAGAAGTGGTCAAACGCAAAGAAGTAACTTGGAAGCGCGGGGATTTACAAGTTGATTATTGAGTCGATCTTACGATGTAATTCATCTACTGTGCCGCTGTTATCAACATAGTAATCATAATTAAGACCAACACTGCTGTATTCACTAGCATGAATATTATACTCCTCTAAAATAGACTTTGCGTGTTTGTTTCCCCTATTATATTGTAGTGCAGCATCATACCAGTCGGGATTGGGCCCTCTACTGACCCTTATAGTAATACCCCCTGCATTTTTAATGCTACGCAATTCATTTGGAAAGCGACAGTCACTTATAACAATATTATCCTTGATAGTACGTAATTTGTTTTCGACACTAGCAATCCAAATATCATCATGAAATGCCCTACGTCCCACTTCAGTACCCCATTGCTGTAATACAAATCTAGGGGTCAAGTGCGGTATGTTTAAACGTCCTGCCCACCAAGTATCAACTGTATCGCGCCATTCTCTACTATAGTGGGTAGTACCTTCAAGCAATTCACGATCCCAATTAAAGATAGCGGCTACTGCATCCTTGAGAGGACCAGCATAACTCATACGTTTAAAACCTTTAAACGTGATTAGATAATCGGCAATAGTATCTTTGCCGCTTCCAATAAAACCAGCAATACCTACAATCATGTATACAGTATAATAAAATTTAAAGGAGATGTCAACCTTGAATCCAAGTTAATGGTTGGCTGTAATCTTGATATCTGCGTAAATCTTCTAGTAATCTTTCTTGGTCTGCCTTGCCTTCAGCTTTCATAGCACCACCATTCAAGGAAGTTCCGCCGCCTGGCCCAGCTATACTTGCAAATTTTTCACGGGCTTCACCGATAATTATTTTTAGTTGTGCTAATATAAAGTCACCGATCCAAACACCTGCACCCGGATCTTGTAATAATTCAGTTTCTGGTCTCGTCATATCAGCCCAAATCAATACGCGCTCGCCTGTGCCCTTGAAGTCGCGCACTACACGCAAAACTTTAGTTACAGGATTGAACGTATATGTGACATACCCACCAAACATACGTGCTGCCAATTCAACATAGCCGGCATAGAAATCGTATGTAGCCATGCCACCTGTATAATTGTAATTCAACAAATAAGTGTTTAGAATTGCACTACTAAATGGGTCAAATGATGTTGAACTAGGACCAGTCTCAAGACCTACTGTCCTACGAAAAATAGCGCGAACGTTAATATATTCAGCAGGAAGCGTATATGTATCAACGTTTTTTATAATCGTCATCAAGGTATAACTTTCAATCGTAGCGTTTTGCGCACGTTGACGATAGACCTTAATAGCATAATCATAAGCAGCCTCATAATGTTGAGGGTCCAACTCTAAATCAACGATATCGCCCCCTAAGCGTAATCTTAGGTTGTTAAACATGGTTTCTTTTAATTGCTGTAGATTAGCGTTTGTTGGAACTGAAAGTGGGTCCGCTGACATGATTTATTTCCCGATACTATCTTATTTATACGGGACTTAAGTATAGGTCAGCTATGTTTTTTTGAGGTTCCGTAATAAGGTTTTTAGATAGCAGGTAAGGCAGGACAAACTCTGTAGCGATCCTTATATG